GGTAAAGGATCTTGATATTTTCTTTGAGAATAAAAGTGATTTTGATGATGCGGTACAGTATTTTGACAGCCAGACACCGGGATATGACGGAGACGATGTAAGAGATGAGAAATATCATTTCCACTACGAAAACGACAACGTAAAGGCGTACAAACACATTGAAACGGGTGTTGTGATTGAACTTTGTTGCAAAATATTTGGAAAACCGGAAGAAATTCTGAATAAGTTCGATTTCACAATTACGAAGTTCGCATATTACAAAGAGGAAGTAGAGGATGAAACTGGTGCGGTAGCGGAAAAACAAGAACTTCCGTTTGAAACTCTGGAAGATGAACATTTCTTAGAGGAAATTGGAAGAGCGGAAACACACATTGAGTACAAAATCCTGATGGATGATGCGTTTTTTGAACATCTACATCTTAAACGGATTGTGATTGATAAAGATATTCCATTTCCAATGAGCACTTTTGAACGGATGCTGAGATATGCAAAGTACGGATATTTCCCATGCAAAGAAACAAAGATGAAGATAATCAATGCACTTAGGGATTTGACAGACGAACAGGTTGAATTATCTGAAAGCCTTTATGACGGCATGGATTAAGGAGGAAAGATGAAAAAGACAGCGAGAGTAATTATCACATCAAAGTGTGACCGGAAGTGCCCGGGGTGCTGCAACAGCAAATTGGACTACACATCATTGGCGAAAGTGATTGGCGGTATCACGGCATTAAAGGACTATGAGGAAGTTGTGATTACCGGCGGAGAGCCTATGATAAATCCGGCACAGCTCTACACAGTCATTAAAATGCTCAGAAAGCAGAATAAGAGACAGAAAATCTATCTTTATACGGCTTGTCTGACAATGGACGATCATCCGGTAATTTTAAAACACTTGGACGGTATCACAGTAACAGTCCATGCGGAAGCCACAGATGAGGATATTCGTAATCTGAAATACATGAGTTCCAATCTCTACGATGAGGACTTGGATATGCGCCTGTTTATCGACAAGAGGGCGTACGACAGGTACGACTTATCTAATATCTGCATGAAAACATGGGATGTAGTGAGAAAACTGGAATGGAAAGAAAAGTGCGATCCGGCAGAAAACGAAGAACTGTTTTTGTGGAATCTTTATTAAGGAGGCTGCCATGGAAACTTATAGAGTTGTATCAATTACAGACAGAAAAGGCAATCCGAGAATTGAGGGCAGATACCCTCTCAGAGTAGGGAGAATGTGCAAGAAACCCACTCCAAGAAACGGAGATGCCATGATGATTGAATGGTTGGCTCAGCCGGATGGAACGCCGTATGTCGGCATGATTGTTACGAGTACGGTTATCGGATTCAAGACCGAGGATAGAGGAAAATACATCGAGGTAACAACCAGAAATTCAATCTACACATTTGAGAGAGTATGAGAGAAACAGAAACTTTTGAGTATATCCGCCGGAAGTACCCGGATAAGGAAGAAACATGGAGAAAAGTCACACAGCTTGTCAAGTTTGATGAGAATTTGGAAGTAAAGAGCGTGCATGACTTCAACATGGAGTGCTACATATCGTCATTTGGCAGGCTCATACGGAATGGAATCCTCTGCAATATGGCATACGGAGATAAATACGATATTTCCAGTATGTTCACAGATACGGACGGAAACCAAGTACGGTTTAAGAGACACCAGATTGTTATGCAGACTTTCTTCATGGGCGATAGACGGCGGTATGACACCGTAGACCATATAAACAACATGGAGAGGTTTGACAACAGCATATACAACCTCAGATGGGCGGATAAGGGCATACAGTGCGGAAACCGTAAGGACAAGCCAGGGAAACACAGAATGGTTATCTGCATAGGCGATGAGGAAGAAATCTTTTTCTCATGCCGGGAGGCGGAACGTCTGTACAATCTACCGCCGAACTCAGTTGGTAAGGTGTGCCGTGGAGAACTGGAATCCATATATGGTTATAGATTTGGATATTTATAAGGAGATCAGAGATGGGAAAAGATTGGACCGGAAACGGCAAGAGTATTTTTACAACCCTTGGTGCATCCAACCACACAGAGAAAGAAAGAGAGATTAACGACTACTATGCGACAGACCCTATCGCAGTAGACGCGTTGTTACAGGGGGGGGCAGAGCTGAATCGTAAGATTTGGGAGTGCTCTGCAGGACAAGGACACTTATCAGAACGTCTCATAGAACTCGGTTATGAGGTCCGCAGTACGGATCTTATCGACAGAGGGTATGGAGAGGGTGGAATAGACTTCTTGCAGACAACAGAAATGTGGGATGGCGATATTCTTACCAATCCTCCGTACAAGTACGCAAAAGAGTTCATTGAGCACGCAATGACGATCATACCGGACGGGAGAAAGGTGTTCATGTTCCTTAAATTACAGTTCTTGGAGGGAAAGGCAAGAGGCGAGCTGTTTAAGAAATACCCTCCGAGATATGTATATGTGTCACGCAGCCGTATTCTGTGCGCCAAAAATGGAATGTTTGAGGAAATGAAAGCCGGAGGCGGAAGTGCAGTTGCGTATGCGTGGTATGAGTTTCAAAAAGGTTATAAGGGAGTGAGCATTATTAAGTGGATAAATTAGATTTTGGTTACTACAACATGGACTGTATGACCGGCATGAAACTTTTCCCTGATAAATACTTTGATGTGGCAATCGTAGACCCACCATACGGAATCAATGCGCCGAACATGGCGATGGGAACCAATAAGAGCCGGACGAAGAACGGTTATCCATCCGAAAGCACCGCAAGCAGATTGAAACGGAGTGGACAGGTAAAGGAATGGGATAGCAAACCGCCAACGGAGGAATACTTCAAAGAATTGTTTCGCGTATCGAAAAATCAGATTATATGGGGCGGAAATTATTTCAATCTGCCACCAACAAAGTGCTTTGTTGTATGGGATAAGGTGCAGCCGTGGGATGCCTTTTCGCAAGCGGAGATTGCGTGGACTTCTTACAATCTCCCGGCAAAACTGTTCAGATACTCAAACACTGGCGGACCAAATTCAGAGAAGCGCATCCATCCAACCCAGAAACCGATAACATTGTACGAATATCTAGTAGGTGCTTTTAAGCTATCGGGGGGGGTGGTACTTGACACCCATGTAGGATCTGCGTCAAGCCTCATTGCATATCACAGAAACGGCGTGAGGTTTGTAGGGTTTGAGATAGACACCGAGATGTACGAGGTTTCAAATGCGAGACTGGAAAGAGAAAAAGCACAATTATCCCTATTCGATTTAGGGATGGAAAGGAATGGAGATGAGTAGTTTTGTACCGATTTATGCGGTTGATTTTGACGGAACACTCTGCGAAAGTAAGTGGCCCGGAATTGGCGCGCCGAACAAAAAACTGATACAGCATCTTATTCAACGCAGAACAGAGGGAGCAAAAGTGATCCTTTGGACTTGCAGAGTGGAAGAACATCTGAAAGAAGCGGTGGACTGGTGCGGTAAATTTGGCTTAGAGTTCGATGCGGTCAATGATAATCTGCCGGAAAACGTTGAAAAATATGGTAACAATCCAAGAAAAGTGTATGCCACTTGCTATATTGACGATTTGGCTGTGGATAAAAGAAAATACGATCTTCCGTTTCATACGGACGAAAAGATCGACTATTCAAAATTCGATAAATACCCTCTTGGAAGTGAGTGGATGTTAAAGACGGAATATGCAGAGCTTCCGGTGGTAGTAGAAGAGGTAAATGCTTTTCACGGGTGTATCGGTGTAAGAAGCACGAGCGAAGAGGATAAATTTAGATATTTTAAGGTTCGCCGTGATATTGAATGGTTTTATGACAAATTATTTCCAAAGGAGTGATGCGTTTATGAAGAAAAAGAAAATCAATCCACAGGAATTTGACTGCGGATGTTGTGGAAATCAGATTTATAAGAGCCGCCTTAGAGACGAGGTAAAATGCTGTTATTGCGGTTATATCAACCATGTAGGAAAATACACAGGTAGGAGGAAGAGACTTGGATAAAACGAAAATAGAGTGGGCTGACAGCACATGGAATCCGATTACCGGCTGCCGTCATAAATGCCCTTATTGTTATGCCAGAGGCATTGCAAACCGTTTTGTATCACGGAAAGGATGCCATCTGGTAGAACCGGAGACGTACAAACTCGGAGACGATGGTTCTGAAACTTATGAGATAAATGAGCAACCGTATTATGTTGATGATGAGACCGGAAAACAATTCAGATGCGCCTATCCGCATGGATTTGTGCCGACAATCCACAGATACCGCATGGGAGAATACAGAGACAAAAAGAGGCAGAGAAATATCTTTGTCGGTTCAATGTCGGATGTGTTTGGAGAGTGGGTCCCTGATAGATGGATCAGGGAAGTGTTTAATGCTTGTGAGAAAGCTCCGCAGCATAATTACCTCTTCCTCACGAAGAACCCCAAAAGATATATGGAGCTGCATCATTACGGAGAATTACCACTCAGAGATAATATGTGGTACGGAACGACAGTCACAGATCCAGATACGGAGTATATGGGGCAGGACGGACACTATGAGTTCCATACGTTTTTGTCAGTAGAGCCTATACTGGCAGACTTTGGAGAGCTGAGTGAGAAATCATACATCCCGGAGTGGATCATCGTAGGAGCGGAGACTGGCAGCAGAAAAGATAAAGTCATACCAAGACGAGAATGGATTGAAAATATTGTGGAACAGTGCAGAAAGTACAACATACCGGTATTTATGAAACCGAGCCTCACGGACATTTGGGGCGAAGAACTCATTCAAGAGTTTCCGAAAGCTCTTATTCATGCCTGATTTATTCCAGAGCATTGATAAGAATATGCTTAAATCGCCGGTAGCGTACTGCAAAACACATAAAGGGTATCTATCAACAAAGCAAATGAAAGTCCATAAGTGCCTGCAGATAGGATGCACTGGACTGGAAAGGTTGGAACATCCCTACTGGGAGGAACGCCAACGGAAAAAGGATGAAGCAAAGAGGAAAAAGAAGCAACAGTAAATTGGTTCACGTTTCATTTGATGAAGTAGAGAGATTTGTTCCGAGAGTTCCGAAACAGATTTGCCCGGATGAGGATAACACCACTCCGAGGATATGCGTAGCACCTAACATATTGAGTGCAATCCAGGCGATGCCGCAAGGCGGAACAGTGGCGTACAACATGGCAAGAATCGGTGTGCCGGTTGTTATCCATGCGTATTACATAGAGAGCGATGCTATCCTCATGCCGGAGCAGATAGCGGATAAAGTGCCGGATGCCGTTGCCACAGGAGAAATGTGGGTTATGGCAGTTCCGGCAGCAGTCCGGCGGATAGATTACGAGATTGTTGATCCGTATGTGCCTATGAGGATTGATAGGAATGGCACGAGAGAACGATTTCTTGTATGGTACGGAGAATTGAAACGGGTTCAGTATCAGGATAATTGGAGAAATCTATCTACCAGAACAGCCAGAAATCAAAAGGCGGTAGAGTGGTTTATGGAAAATAAGCCAGACATATCGTACAGAACATTTATGTCAAATATGGACGATGAACTATTGAAATCATTCCATGTGGAATTACAGGAGGTATGGGAGTGAACAAACAGAAGAAATTAGCAAAGCAGAACACGCCGTTGTATAAGAGAGTACCGACACTTAATCTGGTGGACTATTCAGATATAAAAGTGCCGCTAGTAGTGATATGTGACAGCCCGAAAGACTTTCCGGAAAAAGTGGTGGCAAGAGTGTGGGACGGAGAGAAGAATCGGCCAACGAATGTTTACTGCGAATATGAAAACCTTAAAAGATGCGAAGATGATGTAATGTCAGCCGGATTTATTTTTAAGTTCCCGAGGACACCAGAGGACGATGCGTGCATCGTTGAAACATACATGAGATAGGAGGATTGCAATGGCAAAGAAGAGAAGCTGCCGCAGAACAGTAAATGAAGATAAGGTACATGAAAAAGCGGTTAAAATCCGCAAAATGACTGATGAACAGTTGGTGCAGTATGTCAATGACAGAGTGGAAAAAGCCAGGAGCGAGGGATTTAATCAGGGAAAGAAATCGGTTACCGGAATAACAGTCAACGAGTTTCTGAAAGAAATCTCAAAAATCAAAGGTGTCGGAGATGCCACAATCTGCAAAATCATGGAGCATTTCAGAGAGAAAGGGATCAAGGATGAAAAAGACACCACTACAAATATTTGAGGAACGGAACGAAAAGGCGTGCTGCCTCAACTGTGAAAAACTGATAGTCAAGCACACAAAGACAGGACACATAAATTTCTGTGGAGAGAGTGAGAAAATCATTCTGGATATGTTTCTTGATACCGGAACAAACTTCTCAGGATGCAAATATGCAAGAAAGGAACCGGATGATGATAAAAACATGGTTCAAGGAGTATGAAAAGATCAAGGACAAGGCAGTTGTGGTATATCCGTATGAGTGGGATTGTATGTCAGAGAAACAGCGGAATAAGATTCTTTCCAAGAAAACCGTTATTATGAGCGGAGAAAGCGGATATGCCTGTAAATATTATGAGATTATCGGAAACGTAAATAATCTGTCCGACCATGACTGTGCAATCATAGCAGACGGTGGAAACCTATGTTTTGGTTACAGAATGGAGGGACGGAAAATAGTGGTATACACGGATTAAGGAGGATATGTGATGATTACAGCAAGAGAATTAGCAGACAAGCTCAATGGAAGAGCATACGGAGACAGTTTTGACGATGTAAAGCAGGAAGCAAAGGAAAGCGGCCTGGTTATCGTTTACGGAGCATCTGACGATCTCATGGAGTTCGATGGTGCAATCTACGATGAGGGTGGTTGCTTCGATGGAGGAAGAGTGTACTTCGACAGAGACGGCGTAGACCAGGAGGGAGAAGAACGTGCAAACTGGATAGATGCTGTCTGGTGTGATGGCATGAACAGGGACGGACTTCCGGCAACATGGACTTACAAAACAGACATTCCTTGCGAACAATTTGACATCTGGGAAGATGGAGAGATTTACTGTGTAGGTCTTGTATTCTCAATCGAGGATCTGAAATGAAAACAGCGGAAACCGTAGCACTGGAAAAAGCAATCAGACTGGCCACAAGAAAGACAGGTGTATTTGGCTGCTATGAGGTAACAATCGGATTTTGCGGAAGAGAAAGAGTTGATTACATGACCTATGACACAAAGGGCATTTTCCGGTGCTATGAAATTAAGGTGTCGAAAGCGGACTTCCATAGTGCTGCTGCAAAATCCTTTGTAGGCCATTACAACTATTATGTTCTCACAAGGGAATTATACAATCAGGTCAAGGAAGAGATACCGGACTGGATTGGTGTCTATATCGGAGATTACTGCGCTAAGAAAGCAAAGAAACAGGATTTATCCGGCAGAGAGTATAAAATGCGCCGTTCAGTCAATGGACGCAGTACAGAGGTATCTACTCCGTGGGTAGATATGCTCAAAGAGAGTATGATCCGTTCGTTGTATCGGGATTCTGATAAGCTGATACAGACGGAGGATGAGCAGTATATAAGCCGTATCAGAAGTCAGATTGATAAGGCAAGGACTGAAAGGGACAGAGAATCCAAGAAGTACCTCAGATTGTGGAAAGCCGTAAGGAAAGAATTTGGCGATGAAAAGGCATGGGAACTCATAGAAAAGGCAGAGGAATAAAACCTCTGCCTTAAATCATTTCCTGCCATTTATGGCAATCACTACATCATCAAAACCGGAATCAGAGTAGCAAGTGCCCTCCTGAGAAAGAGTTGTACCGGGCTGCAATTCCTGGTTATCATCCATAAAAGATAATTCGCTAAAATTAACCATCTTCCCATCTTTAAGGTACACCACATCCATTAACACATAATCTACGGCGGAAGTTGCGTTGTTTGTCACGGATGCAACAATGCCGCTGTCGGTAGTATTGTAGTCAACGGATAAGTCAGAATAGACAGGAGAGTATTCCTTTTCCTCTGATACCGACAGTGTGTAATCGAAACTATCAATCTTATCCCATTCATCAAATGTGGTCCATATACCGGCTGTTTGCCCTGGAGCAACCGCTTTTGTTCCATCGCTGGAAGAACCAACCATACTGCCGGAAGAATCCAATGCGGTCACATTCAGATCAATACTCACAACCTTATCTGAATTATTTGTTACATACATAACGTAATACATAAAAGAATCATCCACAGTACAGGAATAATCCTGCGTACTCATCAAATCTGCAAGGTCTGTTTTGTCTTTACTTTCTGTCGTAGTCGTGACCGCAGTAGTGCCATTTTTGGTAGATGTACCGCCACCACAACCAGTCAAAAGAACGGCCGACAGTAACAGTACGGCAAAATATCTCATCTTCATAGACATATCCTCCCTATATAAATGTTTAGTCCATTATACATCAATGTGTCTATCAATGCCACATTATTCGCTTGCCTTGAAATTATATATAGGTTTCAGAATCGCAAGAATATCAACGGTTTCTCCAATACATTCCACAATCTCATCAATAGGCTTGTATGCCATCGGTGCCTCATCTATGGTTTCCTCTGATACGGAAGTAGTGTAGATGCCATCCATAGAGTTTGAATAATCACTCATGTTTAGAGTTTCCTTTGCTTTCATCCGTGACATAAGCCGTCCAGCTCCATGCGGCGCAGAACAGTTCCAATCCTCATTTCCCTTGCCAGTTCCGAGAATACACCCATCACGCATATTGATAGGGATAAGAACCTTTTCTTCGTACTTGGCAGAGATAGCACCTTTACGGACGATGTTGGAGTCGTGGTCGATATAATTGTGGATGCACTCAAAATAATCCGGTATTTCCGCACCGACTCCCCATCCCATATGATTGCATATAATCTGTGCGATCATCACACGGTTGAAATATGCAAACTTCTGGCAGATACGCATATCATGTAAATACTGTTCACGATACTTTCCCTCTAAGTAGCACAGATCCTTTGGTAACTTCGGAGTAGTGGCGCGGAAGTTTTTGTGCAGTTCTTTTATTGCACCCTCAATCTCGGATTTCCTTCCGGCAGCCTTGTATTCCTCAATGAGCTTATTCTGACGCTCGTACAAATCGTCCTTGCCACACATCAATTCATAGGCAAGGTTCTGATAGTAGTCCGCCACCTGTTTTCCAAGATTGCGGCTGCCAGTATGAATAACCAGATACTTATAACCGTCCTCCGCAACATCAACCTCAATGAAATGATTGCCACCGCCGAGAGTGCCGATAGAACGCTCAATACGTTTGGTATCTCTCAATTCTCGGTAGCAGTAAAGATCCTGCAATTCATCAAAACGGATCTGCCGGCCGTCATGCACATTTCTTCCGCTTGGAACATAAGTGCGAATGACTTTATCCAATCTATCAAAGTCGATTTCTCCGTGTCCGATGCTTACGCAGAGCATACCGCATCCAATATCCACGCCAACGATGTTCGGAATTACTTTGTTTCCGAGATCCGCAGTAAAGCCAATGACACATCCCTTTCCGGCGTGAACATCCGGCATGATACGAACCTTACAGTCCTTAAAGGCATCCTGAGACAGAAGAGTGTTAATCTGTTCCAAAGCCTCATCTTCGATGGTTTTTGCATAAACTTTCAAATTACTCATAGTGATCCTCCTATACTTTGTATGTTTTGTTATTTCCAGAATTTCCATTGTATTTTGTGAAAGGGCGAACCCATACACGTTTACCGGTTTTGGTAGTTCGGTAAAATCCCCTCACACTTACCTGTTCGGTAGGCTTTGTGTAGTGCCTTTTTGTACCGTCTGCAGGAACAGGTCTGCTATCAATGCGGTATGTGGTTATCAGTGGTGTAGCACCGCCGGAACGGCGCAGGATTTTTCGATGCTTATGAGAAATGCGTTTCTCTTTCTGCTCCGTAGTCTCAATGCAGTTGCGGTAATGAGTTGCAAAACACATGAGAGAATGGAACTTCAATGCCTCCTTGTATGGCGTTCTGTCAGCGGCAAGAACCATCCGGGCAACCTTTCGTTTCTCTTTGCTTAATCCGGCAGGAAAGACAATGTTTTCGATTTCCTGAGTTTTCGGATCATACCGATAATTGCAGACATACACGCCACCCATATACAGATGCAGCCTGACGAATACACCCTCCTGCTCATAATAGAATTTAATATCTTCCTCCGGCAGCTCAACCAATGCGGAGGGGATGGGGATGCGGAACTCTTCGGCATCCAACCAATCTTTATTTTGCTGATACCATTCAATGATCTTCTCTGTTTTCCCGATGGTATCGACTATGATTTTATTGCAGTTTGTAATATCAATCATGCCTAAGACCTCCATTTCTTCAATGGTTCCTTATAGCATTTGTCTATTTGGACACGTTCTTATCAAGCGGCATCGTGCGCTCCGCCGGAGATACGCGAATGTCAGGAGATCCCACTATCCTTATCCGGTTTCGCATTAAAGCCGGAAAACCTGTCAACCAACAAAGGGATGGTGTATGCCGTTATCAACCCTCATACCGGCAGCAGTTTTCACATTAAAA